CTAGTATCTGTGGATGCAAGCACCTCATATGGGTCAGGATCGGTAGTATCTGAAGTAGGATTGAAATTATTTATGTCCGTCATACCCTCGACATCAGAGATTACCACGAAATCACCGACTGAAAAAGACGTAGGATCTACCGTTAAGACTGCTTGGGAAGCTTGAGTAATCGCCGAGATATTGATGTTGTAGTCATCGTATGTAGTATTCATCTCATAGATGATTCCATTATCATCGCCAAACAGCGTCTTTTCCTGAGCTGCGTCGATACCGATTTTTCCCCAAATCTCTTCTGTTGTATCCCATCTATCCCATGAGGGATGTAGATCACTTCCTAGGATATCACTCCACGGAATGTTCCTACCGACATTAGTGGTGCCAAATACAGATGATCTTATGTTATATGTAGACCAGGATTGCTCTTCATAATTGTTTACTAATATTTTATTCTGGCTAGCTACTGTGGCTTCCAGGCCAGATTCAACATAATTGAATAGAAACTGGCCATTATCTCTATCAAATCCACCATAGACGATATCCAATTCAGCACGATCTATGTCATCAAAGATGAAATCTGGAATCTTAGTATCAATCCTGAGCGATTGTCTTCCATCAGTAGCGATAACTCCTGAGCGTCCTAAGGATCTTATTTGATTGTTCCACTGTACGGCTGAGAACGCTGCTTCTGTTCCAATAATAGAAGGAATTTGACGATCATGAAAGGCATCTAAAAATTCTCCTGTCCTATCAATAGCCCACGTAGAACTTGTAAAATTTAGAATTAATGTTTCCCCAAGAATCGACGCGGCTTTCAAATTTCCATCTGTCTGTATCACTCGTCTTCCAGACCCACTAACATTAAATTTGTCTCCCCTTCCCATATCATTAGGAAGAGCTGCCCAAATCATTTGTTTATTTTGTACAACTCCACCAATGGTTGGGGCTACAAAGATCAAACGTCCACCAAAAACAGTGACATGAAGCGATCTAGTCATAGCTCCCGCAGGAGGTGGTGCATAGTTAGGGCTGTCTCCTACATCCGTGAAATCCTTAACGTCCGTCCCATCATAGAAGAAGATCCCTGAGGCTCCAGTTAGATCCATGCCAGCGCTGGTAAAGATGAAGCGCTCACCGTTGCTTGCAGTGGGGTAGGCAATGCCTGAGACGTAGTTAGAGTTACCGGAGAGACCAAACCCGCCATAGCCCGCTATAGAGCCTGCAAATGGGATTAGATCAAATGCGCCACTGGTCGTGTTGTAGACATAGAGGTTATCTCGATCAGTGACTAACAGTTCAATCACGCCACTAGGCTTCTGATATTCGAATATTCCCGTGATGCGGTTAGCATTCGTGAGCTGAGGGGCAAACTGAGTAAAGCCGCGCCTAGACTGAAGCACCTGTCTATGAATGAATCCGTCTTGGATCTCAGAGAACGAGTCGGAGGGTTGAAGGTAGTTGACTCCACTCTTAGAAACTCCTGTCTTGTAACCTGTGATCTCAAAAATTTCCATTAATTATCTCTGTAGGTAATCCGGTATTGATACAGTACAGATCCGACTCCAGTTAATCGTGCCTGAAAATCTAATCCAGAATTATCCACTACGATCGACGGTGAAGCTATACTTCCTCCCCCCTGTACGTATGGAAATATATTTACTACAAGTTGTGTAGCATTTGAATTAAAAATACCTTTAAAAACTTGAGGAAAACCTGTTTGAGCAAAAAAGAAGAATTCACCGTATACACTAGGTGGAATTGCAGAAACTGTAGCTAGCGAACCAGTTAGTGTAATACTTGAAGTGATGAAGGACGGTGTGAGCTGATAGGTTTCAGATCCATTCTTATAGAACAGTTCAGTCCTAGGCTCTGTTGTATCAATAGGGTACAGGATGCCATCCAACGCTAACGCAGGCGCTGCCGTCTCTTTAGGCATTTCAATGTGCTTATGGTGCCCATCATTGGTCCCATCTTCATTCCAATAGTGATCCAGTTGGAGCTTAGTCTGGGTCACAGACGCATTCTCATTGAGCGCCGTACTATTGAACGAGACTGATTTGGTCACATCAACAGGGGCTATAGTGTATGCCATTTCTTAACCTTTTTTATTAGAAACGGGGATAGGCCCGTTGATTCTTCAGCTGTTGATGCGTGCGCGTTAACATACGGTTCTTTTGCTTCTGAAACTCTCGATCAATATTATCTTGCCTAGCCTTACCAATCATGTAGTCTCTAGCGTACTCCTGGGCCGCGCCATAGGCAATGTAGCGTAACCACCAGTCAAAGGGTAGGTCTGGATTGCTATCTGCGTCAAAGTCCTTATTCTTAACGTATCCGAAGATTTGGATCGTGTAGCTAACATCAGGAATGGTTCGCACCACTAACTGATTGCCATAGAAAAGAAGGTCTGTAGGATATCCCGCCGTTAGCACTGTCTCGTTACGCACTCCCCACTTGTTATAGAATGTGGTGGGGTCCTGGTAGATGCACAACTCATTCCAGGATGAACCACCCGTAGGCTGTGTAGTCAACGAAATCAGCCCAGAACTAGAAATGTTGATGAAGTCTTCAGCAGCCCCAATATCATTGAATGTGTAAACACCATCCGTCACTGATGAATCTACCGTAAACTCTAGCGTGCCAAAGGACTCGAAAAGCTTCGTGTCGTTCGGCATGCCAAGACTATAGAAGTCATTAATGTATCGATTCATCGTTGTGTCGTTACTGTCAGGATCGTTTTCATTACGCCTGCCGACAGCTAAACGCATGATGGTCAATACATTATTCTTCGTTCTAGTCATTGAATACTGTCCTTAGAGCAAAGCGTGGCTCTTGATGGGAGACTCGTGTTTCCTTAGATCCGTCAGGATTATCATACCATTTCCATACTGGAATGCCCTTGTCCTGCAAGTAGTTGATCACACAAACAGGTAGATCATACTGCTTACCAGGGATCAAAGTTTCTTTGTATTCTATGAGGTGGTTACGCAGGTAAACAGCTAGTGGATTCGTAGGCTGATCTGTGCGGTTGAACACTACTCGCTGCTTAGGATGCAGCTCTTCAGGACATGGCTTGATAGGATAGCGACATAAGCGTAACTTTTTATTAAGTACCCTAGCCTTAGAGTTGTAATCCAGATATGTCTCGTAGCTATCCAGCTTCATATCTGATAACTCATCCTTGGAAAGATTAGATATCGCGTCATCAATGAAGTCTTTTTTGTCTGCTTTTTTGGGTCTTGCCATTGGCTATTTCCTAATATTTCCATTACTAAATATATCATTTAAATTCAGCTCCACCGAGATCCCCCAGTAGAGCTGAATCAAGACTTATCTTAGGTCTGCTAGGTCACCTAGGTTCTCTACCTGGCCGTACTTAAAGGCTTCAAACCAAAAGATGTCTCCGTCACTTGCACCACCAAAAATAGCAGTACCGAAAGTGAGCTTGTATACAACATCTAGATAGTCGTATGCAGCAGGGTTACTCAGTACACGCGTATCAAGTACTACGCGACCACCTGATACCCAAGTAACAAACGCTGAAGAATCAATAGCTTCACCGGAAACAGGATCTTGCAAACTGAATGAAGTTGTGTTGATCACCACAATTTTATAGCGATTTCCATCAAGCTCATCCATGCCACGGTCTGTAGCTGATCCTACTGGTCCTAGGTCCGTGATACGGACAATCTGACCTGTAGAATAACCGTGGGCCGCAGTCGTTGTGACTACGCAAGGATCAGCTTTAGAGACAGCTGAAATCAAAGCACGGTATGAACTAGCACCACCAGCTGTATTGGCTACTGTGAAACCATCCGTAGTTTCTAGCAATAGGTTAGGAGCTGAACCACCATCGGCAATAATCCGCTGTACTTGCATAGCATCGCCGGCAGACATGCCACGAAACCAACGACTGATTGGTTCTGCACCGGTATCACCGAATGAAGTGTAGTTATACACCTCCACTTTATCGGCTTCGAAAGGTAGTGTGAACGTGAATGCGGTCGCAGTATCAAATTCAAACTGTCCTCTGTAGGACATTGTGCGTCCCTCAAATAGGTCTGACATATTCCAGCTCCTTAGGCTTTAGTAGATAGTAGATTGACGATATGGGAATCATCCAAAATTGCAGCGTTGAAATACGCTGTAAAGCCCATTGACTGGAACCTATTCAGATAATCATTGAAGCCAAGTGGCTTGAGGATCATTTCAGTAGCTACCTCATCCAACTCAACATAACCGTAAGCGTTGGCCGCTACAAATGTGTTGCTGTACTGTGGTGGGCTATCAGTGCTAGCGTTAACCAAAGTAGATGTAACGACTCTAGCGTCTTGTACAGCGCCGAATTCAGCCTGTAGGACATTTTCCTGCGCTCCATACATTGAAGTAGGCACGAAAGCATCTAAAGCTCGTAGATCAGGCTTAAGCTTCACGTGACAAGCGCACCAATAGCTTTCTTCAATTGGTCCTGTACCGAAACGGCTTGTGCCTTCGATCATAGGTGCCATCTTCTCTGAATCGTTTTCGTCTAGATACGCAATAGCACGATCCCAATCTTCCTGATTGAGTTCAGTCACTGCATTTCCATTTGCACCATTTAGACAGCTAATCTGAGGCGTAGCAGAAGCCCAAACATCACGTGTTACTTTATCGAGCATAGTGTGCATGCACTGAGATAAATTATCAGCGGTCTCATAAGCTGTGTCATCTTCAACAACCAAGAGGACTTTGCGAGATAGCAAAACTACCTTTCCAAATTCCTGCACGGTTACGTTGATGTCAAACTTTTGTACTTGATCTGGTGCTGGATCTGCATCCTCAGGAAGCACAACAGGGTCACTGTTTAGATTTTCCTGACGACGAAACGCCATAGTCGCTGTGTTCTTCTGTGGAAGTACAAACGATCGACCAAATAGATTGTGTACGTTCCTAGGCTTGGAACGCTGTAGTAGTGCGCGGTGCGCCCACTTGTCGGCCATTGAGCCGTATTCAGCAGTAGTTGTAACTGTCATGGTTTCCCCTTAAGAAAACCTAATTACCTGCGTTTTTGACCCTTTCTCCAATTCCTAAAATCAGTGTCTGACATGTTCATTACATCCACGGTTTCATTCATAGCTGCAGCTTTAGGAATCGTACCGGGAGAGCCAGGAACGCTTGCCTGCTGCTGCTGCTGAGCCTTCGCTTTTTGCTTAGGAGAAAGTGCCGTCATTAAATCCCATGCCTCTCTAATCCGGTTTGGAGACTGTCGGATCGCATCCGCAAGATTAGGTCTAGCCTTTAAAAAATCTTGTAATTCCTGCTCTACGTAGGTGGCTCGCTCTGGGTTTGTCTCTACCCAATTAGCTTCCGTCATATCACGTACAGCTTCTCTCTTAGCGTTACCAAGCTCCTCGCGCGTCACCGTTTCATACTTGGTGTAATCTTCCTCTACAGGAACTTGCGCTACCCGAGCCTTGTATTGCTCTAATTCCTCCTGAAGTCTCGCTGACTTCTGACGTTGCTTCTGCAATGCCGAAAGAGGAACCATCTTTTGCGAATCATCACCACTTTCATCGTGAGACTCTGGGTTTTCGATCACTGCTTCTGAAGCATTAACTTCCTGTTCTTGAGGTTCAGGGGTTACCTCTGTCATATAGTCACCTGGTTGTACGTGGATACCTTCCACGAAGGGTTAACAAGCGGTTTTTACGTCTTGCCTGAAGACATAGCACCTTTAGCCTGGAGAAAGGCGACTCCTTCTGTATTGAACTCAACTTTGAGCTTATTCTGACCTGGCTTCTTAGGCGGAACCATCCACAGCATTTCGCAAATACCGCTTCGGTTATTCACAAAAAAGACCATCTGATTAGACACGAACGGTGGTAATTTCGAACTTACTACCGGCGCACTGACTGTAAAGTCTCCAATCAAATCAAACTTCGCATGGAATACCAAAAAATACGGGTGGTCTAGGTGCTGATGCATGTTGACTGCTTTGTCAACGTATTCATCTATGACTTTCTTTAACGCTAGGCGCTGATCAATCATGTTTGAAGGTAACATCAACCCCGTATCAGGGCATTCCAGCATTTTCATTACATACCGCTCTTACCACGAAGACTATCGTCTTTATTTTGAGCCATCTGCAAAAGCTTGTTAGCCTTAGCTTGATCTGGATTCTTTCCAGGGCCGCACATCGGAGCGACTCGCTTAGCTGGCTGTAGTGGATTATCAGGGTAACTGTACATCCCCTTACCGCTGCTCATGGAGTTTTTTCCATCTTTTGGCATGATATGCCTCCTTGTTGTTGTACATATTGTCCGGTATGGTCATGATAGCTAATATATGCTGATCCATTGCGTTCTTTCATTCACTTACCGTTAAAACTAATCATGCTTAAAATTTGTCCGACCTGCAATAAAAACTTCAAATCACCTCGAACACGCATTAAATACTGTAGCAGACCATGTGTTAGACGGGAACCTAAGCAAATTCAATGTCCCCAATGTAAAGTTATGTTCCAGCTTACAGGCACCAAAGTCACCAATAAGTATTGTTCTCAAAAATGTTATGACGCTTCTAGGGAACGTCAATTTACCGTTTCGGCATGCCAAACATGCCAAACCATCTTTGATCATCCTAAATGGGACTGTCACAAATTCACCTATTGCAGCAATCAATGTCGAACATCTAGAGGCTCCAAAAAATATAGGACACTGGCCTTGTCTAGCCTGGACCAAATCTGCTTGATTTGTCGTACAACAGATAAGCGGCTTGAGGTACACCATGTAGATGCTGACAGATCTAACAATAACTTGGACAATCTGATTATGGTGTGTCGATCCTGTCATATGTGCATTCATTCCATTAGTGATCGACTGGGGATTCCGATCAAACAAGTACCAGAAATATTTAAAAAGTTTCGATCCATAACAAACAAACATCAGAAGCGTGATATATCTATACTAGACTGGTGGAGGAAAACCACCTAAATCAGCTGGCTGTTGCTGCTGCTGGGGTTGCGTCTGGACAGCTTGCTTTTCTTCTTCTTTTTGGTCTATCAGATCGGCGATAGCAAGCGTTTCGTCGGCTTCTTTGTTCTGTAGCTGCTCTTCTTGACCTTGGAACGTCTGCACAAACTCCAACACGCGCATTATGTGGTCGTCTTCCAGCGTTGACAGCTCGACAATGGCCTTAGACCTGGCAAGTACAGCGTCGGCAAGGTTAGAGCTAGCCTCTGACTGCCTTTCCTGGGCCAAACCGATGTCCGCGATTACACGTGCCTCGCGCTCTTTACTTAGTGAAAGATTGGAGATCTTCTGGCTATTAGCAAGCTCCATTCCCATCTGCTCTTGCGCGTCTACTTTCTTCTGCTGTTCCGCTTGCTGCTGCTGCTGCTTCTCAATATGTTCCTTAAGATCTTCAAGGCCTGACATCTGAAGCGCATCAACCAGTGCAGATTGTGGAACATCGACCAGCCCATCACGCTTGAGTTCTTTGAGTTCGAAGTAATAAGCGTCTTTCTGGGATTTGGATCGCACGCCTTCTTTAATCGTCGCATCGTATTGCTCAAATTCCTTGTTATAGAACTGTTCCGTTGGGTCCTCTGCAAGAATACGCTTCACTTTTCCGGGACTGTACTTAGCCTGCATACACTTCATCACTAACCCACCAATAATCTGCTGGGTAGTCTCGATGTTATCAAAAATCTTTCGGTTAGCGCGTAGGCTTTGAGCAATGCGAACCTCTGCTAGCCTTCCAGATACCTGAGTATTTCCACCCTGGTCTGAACCCATTGAGGATTCAGTTAGGTTAGCCAGGCTGATAGACAAATCATCGAGTACCTTAGCATATTCGAGTAGTGATTGCGGTACGTTGATACCCGCTAGCTCGACTACTGAATTGATTCCTGCCGGTGAGTCTGGATCGATACCGATAATCTTATTCTGGCCTGATTGAAGCAGCTGCGATGGGTCATCCAGAGAACCGATGATATATTTGTAACCGGTAGATATCACCGTATCAAACATATCCTGTATTTTCATGTGGCGCTTGTTAAACTGACGCTGGTTGCTGTACTCACTAGACGCGATGCCCTGGACACGCTGCGAACTCATCCAAATTGATGGTTCAAAATATGTCATTACAGGTGCGAAAGGGTACGTTTCAGTAATTCCCGTTGGGTCATCACCGGAATAGACTGGCTCACCGTTAAGCATGATGTTCAATTCGACGTAAGGCCGTTCCACCGTGCGAATTTCTACGTTGGGGATATCAACAGGATCAGCTCCTATTGCTTCGTAAGTCTCACGCTCTCTGTCAAACCGAACAATACCACCCTTAAGCTTGTCTTTTTCATCTTTGCTTAGGTCAGTGATATCACGAGTAAACCCACTCTCTTTATCGACTAGAAACTGTCGGCTTCGAGTAGTGCGGGTGTAATACTGATCGTAAGCAATAAGCTTTCGAGATTTAGACATATTAGTGAAATTCGGATGGAAAGTTAGGAACTTATCATCGCGAAAACTGTACTGCGCTTCATCAATGGCCTTGTCGTCAATGAACGGTAGCAGCTGCTTAGCGTACTCAGGGGAAACAAGGTCGCGAGTAATCGCAAAGGCGCAGTCCTTTAGGTCTAGGCTCTCGAAAGTGGGGTCTAGGTAGAATGAGTTGAATGTACGCTTGTAAAAGCTGATATCACCATCAATGAAGTCCTTTGAGAAATCCATCTGAATGCCGACTAAACTCATTCCGGCTTTGAAAGATTCGTCGCAAGCGTCGAGAAAGACAGGGAAGCCTTTACCTTTGTCCCATACGTAGTAAGACAACTCGGTGAATTGGTCGGCTGTCTTTTGGTCGCTGCCTTCAATCGGTGCATACACAATAGAGTTGATGTTGTCGCGCAAGTAACCGCTGAAAAACTCAATCGCACGCCGAGTAATGTTGAACTCTATCGGCTCGCGTCCCTCTTTTGACAGAGCCTTCCGTTCGTCGTGTGACCAAGTGTAGCCAGAGGCTGCAAGCGTGTACGTTAGAGCGTTCTGAGTGTAAGATGCCCAATAGTCATGCGCATACTGATAATTTGATTGATATTCTCCACGAAGGTCCCTAGTCATGATCACCTATAATAGTTTTCTTCGAGATTCTAACACCGCACGATGCTTGTCTAATGCACCTGTCGTGTGACTGCTTCGCTCAATATGCCCAACCGCTTGCATGGCGTATTGAAAGCAATCTGCATAGTGGCTTTCTTCACTATGAAAAGGCTCTTCAAGATAGCGACCCGTAGGTTCGTGCCATCTTTTACGGTATTTCGATAGCCTATCAAGTAGAGGTTTTACTTTGCTAACGTTGAATACGCACCTATTAAACTTGTTCTTAGCAAAAGAAATCAACTCTTGCTTATCAGTGCGCGTTAACACTCTAAACTGCGTCTTGGTAGCTGAAAACAGCTTGCGGAACTCACGTTCATAGCTAGTCGTAACGTCGAGCGGATCTCGCTTCACTGCATCGTGGGGAAGGAATATTGTGTGGTACGTGTAGCGTCTGTCTTGGAGAAAGTGGTGCGCGTAGAAATCTAGGCCTTTGTTCGAATCCTCGTAATAGTCCAGGATTCTGATTTCACCGTGTATAACTTGAAAATAGATGATGACTGTAAGATCGTTAACTCCAATATCCATAGCTACATACACTGGCTCCAGCGCATCGTATAGACTTGTGTGTAAGCAACGATTTGACTTGTAGGCTTCCTCGACGTACTCGGCGAAATAATACGCATCGGAGCGAGAGAGGAACGCCTCAACTACAGTGGACGGGAACTCTTGACGGAGCTTATCGCCCAATACTTTCTGTTGGACAGCGTACCAGTTGCGCTGAGGCCGTGACAGTGTGACACTGGCTGTTTCTTCTATCTCATTGAAGTAGTCTGTTAGCTCAACGCCGTATTCAACTTTGTCGTGTAGCGCATAGCTGGCTTCTTCGTACCATGGAAAAAATAGTAGCTGATACTCGAGCTGTGTTAGCTCACTGGCTTTGTTCTGCTGCGCTAACATTACCATGTCAGCGAAATACCCATCCATGCCTTCGCCGGTGGATTCAATAATTACCTTGCCGTCGATGGATACAGTGTTGAGCGTTCCCGCTACAACTTCCTCTGCTTTCTGGGGAGATCTCGCACATGTCTTACCAAATTCAGACACCAAGATCGACTGATAGGACCCTCCACGAAGCGACGTATCTACTCTAAGGAATGAGCCGTTAGTGAAGGTGATCTCTCTTGCTGATTGGCTAACGATTCCTACCAATGGCTTGAGTTCTGGTAGCATCGTCTCTAGAGCGTGACCGATGATTCTTTTGTAGATGTGGGTTGCGTGCTCTAGCGAATAACTGACGATCCCCCCAGCCCTGTTGTCGTTAAATAGAATTTCGTCCAATAAATCGAGAACCGCGTAGGTTGACATTCCGAGTTGACGAGCTTTGAGGATCAGCTTGCGCTTATGGGGATCTAGTGCGACTTCTTCTTGGACAGAATTCAGCTTGAAGGGAATCGAAGACCCATTTTTGTCTACGATCCTATACAGATTGTTAAGTCGCCATATTTTATCGTGGATCATTTCTGCGAAAGCTTCCCATCGCTAGACATCTTGTTTAGCTCGGCTAGAGTGTGAGCTTGTGCCTCTTCTTGTTTGATCTTAAGTGAGGTCGCATAAGCTAGATCGTCGCGCTCATCCATCTTAAGAAGACTGTCGTGAGAGGTAATATCCCTTGCGCCCATGCGTTCGTTATATGTCTTAGCGTTAACGCCTTCCCTTATTCTCATAGCCAATTGATCCTTGGCTATTGACAACGCTTCGCGAAAGTCAGAATCCTTATCCCGCCATAGATATAATTTGGGGGCTGCGTAACCACGCCCTATTGCAAACGCTGCAAGATGCATTGAATCTGACCTCTTGGCCCATTTCTTTAATTCTTCTGCTTCTTTCTTGAGGTCATATTCCATAGGCCTACCGGTCACCTTGGGATTGCCTTTAGCTCGTTTGTTTCCTTTTGGCGCTCCTGCTGGCATAAAAAAACCTTTTTATTGAGTTTTCCACAGTTTTGCACGGGTGGTGTTTATTTTCCACAATCTGTTAATTCCCTTGCATCTTTCTCGCATTAGT